AGACTACTCTGTGGACAATAGTGATGTATAAAATTAGCCCTACCTTAATGATATTAATCCCAGCAACAACGCTTGGGATATTCGCAGTAGCGAAAATGTATGTAGGTAGATTAGCCAAGACAAGAGACATACGGAAGAAAAGCAAAAACAACGTGAAGAGATCGGCCAATATAGATCTCGACGCAGACGTACCTTTAGGTTCGACTGCACGTGTTGTTGGTGACGATGACATCCACCCATTAACCAAACGTTCAGTGACGATGAGGTCCTTCATTCATAAGGGACGCATCAAGTTCGGGATTAGACCCAGGACTCGTGCAAACGAAATTGTCATCGATAATTGGGTTAGAAAGACCATGTTAGAACATGGGGTGCGAGAGAGCCACATTGCCAGATTCCATAAGACCGTAACTAACGGTATCTTGGCCATCACTGACCTCGACAAGGCTAATGACGAGGTCTGGCGCGACGAAAAGGTCATGTTCAACTACAATGACTACCATAACGAATCGCAAACGTTTATGGATTGGTGTCTATTACCTATCGAAGAGAAAATATTCGGTAGGACCCAAAAGCTCGGCTATAGCCGAGCTTGAGGGGGCCCTATGATTGTACCGGGAGTGTGTGTAACTGAAAGTATCCTAACACACCCCAACTTGAAGGTACAAGATAGGGATGGACATCTGAAGACGCGAAACCATATCCAGGCGATGGACGTAGCACCCGCGCTACGTTTCAACGTTTTCAACGACTCTAAAGCCAATTTGGTGCGGGGTATTCTGGAACGGGTGTTTTATGTGAAAGATACAACCACGGGGTTGTTTCGACCACCTTATATACCAGTCAGGAATATCTTCCAAATGAAGTTACAGACGGTAAGTAAGTTCTTTCAACGAAGGGCAACCAAATCCACCAAGTATACATACGAGAGATTTCTCGCATGCTATACCGGTCTGAAGCGGTCCCGTTACGAAAGAGCTATTGCCAAGCTTAAAGACACTGGACTTGAGTGGAAACACTCTCGTATCACTTGTTTTATCAAAGCTACTGAGAAAACCAACTTCACAAAGAATCCAAATCCCACACCTCGGATAATCTCTCCCAGGGAACCCGAGTATGGGGTGGAATTAGGTCGTTACATAAAACCCATTGAGGCAGAGATCTGCTACCTCATTGGAAGATTGTTTGGGGCACCAACGATAACAAAAGCTATGAATGCACACCAGGTAGGAAATGTGATGATCTCTAATTGGGAACATTTCGCTAGACCCGTGGTAGTGGGGTTGGACGCTAGGCGGTTCGACCAACATGTTTCTAAACAAGCTCTCGAATGGGAACATAGTATATATTCAAAGTTTTATCCAAAGTCAAAACATTTACCCGAGTTACTCCGGAAACAATTGTACAACTATGTCGTAGGCTACACGCCAGACTGTTCAGTTAAATACAAAGTGGAAGGAGGCAGAATGTCGGGTGACATGAACACAGGACTAGGAAATTGTTTGTTGATGTGCGCACTGATATATGCATATTTGGAGGAGAAAGGAATTAAGGCACGACTAGTCAATAATGGTGATGACTGTGTATTGTTCATGGAGGAGAGTGACCTAAGTCACTTCTCCCAGGGACTACACCAATGGTTTGAATGTATGGGCTTCGATATGACTATTGAAGACCCCGTCTATATACTCGAACATGTCGAATTTTGCCAAACTCGTCCCGTATTTGATGGGAATAGGTGGATAATGTGTAGAGATCCTAAGATCGCAATGGTGAAAGATTCCATGTGCGTTAGGTCAATGCAGTCGCGTGCAGAATATGAAGCGTGGCTATCATCGGTTGCTGAAGGAGGTCTCAGTCTCACAGGGGGACTTCCAATGTTTCAGAACTACTACATGATCTACAAAAGGGCTTCCCACGGGAAGCCTCCTAAATGGACCGCCTTAGAAATGGAAAGCGGGTTCTATAATATGACAAAAGGTATGCATAGGAAATTTAGTGACCCAACTGATGATGCCCGAGTGAGCTTTTACAATGCTTTCGGTATAATGCCCAGTGACCAAAAGATACTGGAGGAGCATTACGATAGCATTGCACTCGGATATGATCCGGTTAATTGGAACGAAGACTGGTACCACGTTGCGGTGGACCTGTTGGAGTTCCAGTGAACACAATAAAGGGCAGCCTGAGCTTGAGGTGGCTGCCCTAACAGCTCGTATAAACACCTCCCCTAGCCAGGGTCAAGGCTATTGGGTTCAACTCTGTAATTGCCCAAAACGTTTCCTTAAATGGAGTAAATATTTACGTGCTAACAAGAATGCCGAGAGACTGCACGGAGCATCCATAAGGTCTGAGTTGAATGAACAGTCCAGTGTTGGCATGCTGGATCCAATACAATGCCAAATCGAAAAGTTACGTTTAAGAAACGAACACAAAAGCAACAAGCAAAGCAACAACAAGCACAACCAATTATCGTCATGCCCCAAACAAGACGACAAGCACCTCAAAACGAAAAGAAGAAACGACCGAATGCCGGGGCTAGACTCGGCGGTTCATTATGGACCGCCGGGAAGACCTTGTTCAAAGACATTCTAGGCTGGGGCGATTATGAAATCAATCGCAACTCGCTAATGCCGGGATCACAAGTTCCTACCATGCATGGTAGTAAGGACAGTGTCCGTATTAAGCATAGAGAGTACATTTCTGATGTTTCCACCTCAGTTCTGTTCCAGACACAAACGTTCCCAATAAACCCCGGGCTTGGACAATCATTTCCATGGTTGTGCAATGTCGCCGATAGTTTCCAAGAGTATGACATCTGTGGAATGGTTTACGAGTTTGTACCTACGTCGTCGGAGGTTATCTCAGGTACTAACGCGGCAATGGGCTCAGTCTCAATGGCATGCCAGTACCGAGCAGATCTCGGACCATTCACATCTAAACTTGCTATGTTAAATAGTGAGTTTTCTGTAGATGGTAAACCCAGTGAACCATTGATGTTCCCAATCGAATGTGACCCAAAGGAGAAACCTTTGGACGTTCAATACATTCGTACGGGACAACTTGGTACTGGGTTGGACGTTAAATTCTTTGATTTAGGTGTGGTTACGCTTGCCACTGTGGGCTCCCAAGCTGCCTACACGTGTGGAGAACTGTGGGTCACGTACGATATCATCCTGTACAAACCCACAGGAGCTGTGGCTAGTACCGCAGATCAGCTTGTCTTTGCCGCCACTACGGTGGGGGCTCCAACGACGGCTAATCCATTTGCTAACATGGTGGTGTACGACTACCAAGGCGGTCCCGCTAACCGCAACAACACCCCCGGCGCTGCCACTAATGCGACCTCATTCATTAATGATGGAGGAGCCTTTTCGAGTCAATCAAACTTTGGTATCATGACGCTACCAGCAGGACTCGTCGGCACCTTCGCAGTGACCTACGCCATCGCTGGCTCAGCAGCGGTGGCACTGACCAATATTGGGTCATGGCTTGCGAGCAACAACTGTTCGTTTATAGCAGCTGATACCTTCGGTAATTACCCCCTTATGGGCACTACCTTGGGCACGGCTGGATTTCAAGTACCTGTCGCCGGCACGTCTAGTGCCGAGTTCCTAGACACTGTGTACATTACTATATCGACGGCGCAAGCAGCATTAGGAGGAGCAACTATCAAATTTGGCACCGCCGGTGGAATCACATTACCTACTGCCCCAGTTGCAGCCATAACTATTATGCAAATTGGAGCGCAGTACGCTGTGGTTTAGTGCTATTCGGCCCGAAGGCGTTTAAACTACGTAGAGCCTGTGATAGGTTCACAACCGGTACCCATCGGGATATAAACAATCAACGGAGTTGCGACTGTTCGGGGAAAAATAATTTGTTCCAGTTTCATTTTATTACTTTGCTGTTATACAGCTCAGGCATGGCTGAATTTACCATGTACACACATTGGCGGTCACACCGCCCTCTAGTGGAAGAGTGATAAGCAGCACTAGAGTATCACGTTAAAAGGCCACTGGGTGGTAGGGAACATAATGCGTTCAGCAGGGCGTTCCCGATCCTTCAGCTTGTTTATTCAAGTACTTCGTTGTAAAATCCTGATTTATCA